CTCCAAGCATTCCACGAACTTTTTTTTCATTCACGAAAAAAGCCCCCCGACGTTTCGGAGGGCTCCTTACCTGATGAATGAAACTATTTGCTTTCGAAAAAGCTCAAGCACAACGGGGTCACACCGACCCCGCACAAAACGATGCCCTCCCAAGATAGTCCAAATTCATGTATCTGCCAAAGAGCCTCTAAGACAATTGCGCCCCCAATCGTTCTTTTGGCACTCCACCGACGTAGGTCTCCCTTCGTCTTGAATATCTCCGTCACGTCAAGGCGAGAGACGAGAGCGAGCCACGGGTTCACCACGCCTTGCTTCACGTTGCCTCTCGCACTTCCCATACGTAGTCGTCTCTGCGTTCTGTGACGCGTGCCCACCATCCCCCCAGCCGAGGCGTAGCGAAGTTCCTCTCGGTAGCCCACCCCGCGAACCTATCTCCGAGCTTCTTGTATGAGCCAAGGCGTAGGTGGTGGACAGTCCTTTGCTCCAGCTTCATGCTTTGGGTGATGCGGTCAATGGTAACGGGCAGGTGCCACTTCTGATGATCGTGCCCCCGAAGGATGAAGTCCGCATCGGGAAAGTCCTTCTGGTCGATGTCGGCTCCGAGGATTCCTTTCGAGCGTTTAGCCCCTCCCCCATATCCGTGGTGGTAGTTGATGTTGTACCTGCGACGGGCAGAGCCTCCCCGGTGCGTCTGCACCACGAGCCACCCGGCATACCCCCCGACCTCTACGTGCCCTCCGTTGGCGTTGATGATTTGCGCTACCCTGTCAATAGGGCTTACCATCATCCTCTTTTCGATGTTCGTCTCGTGGTTGCCCTTCGAGATAAACTTGATGACGTCAGCGTACTTGGCGAGGTGCTCCCCTACGTCTTGGATAACCTCGTCGACATACACACACGACTTGTATTCGGGGCGTAGCTCGGAGTAGTTACCGCGTGGATCCCACTTGCCCTGCATAAGGTCGAAGAGGTCTCCAAAAATAAACACCCCGGCGTTAAGCTCTCGGGCTTCGTCGAGGTGTCGGAAGAGCATCGCGCGGTCGCACTTCATAGCGTCGAAGTGTACGTCGGAGATGAACAGGAAGTGCTTGGAGGCTTTGCGCTTTACGAGGTCGCAGTCGACGGCGTGCACCGTGCGGGCTTTGCGTTGTAGGTTCATGTGTCTACCCAGATTGAATTGGCGGGTTTGTTAGGATCCATATCGACGTGAATGTAATCGGCTCCTATCCCAATGCGATTGAAGCCCGCATCGAGCAAGGCTTCGAGCATAAGGAACCGACGGCGGTTGTTGGGGACGGCGATATCTGCCGCCCACCCCAGCAAGTGCGAAGACTTGGGAGACGCATGGTATCCCCGCTTCATCAAATCCCGGTTGTACTCGATAGTTCGGAAGCCCGAAGTGATGACCATAGGAAAGCCGTATATGTCGCGTGCGATGTCCAAAGCCTGGACTACATCGTGCTCCATAAGTTCACCCGTACCTACTCGGTCGGGGCTGTCGAATTCGGATAGCTTAAACCACTTGTACATCAAATGCCTTTCTTCGCGAGTAGGAGCTTCAGCTCGTGGATGCCTTCGACGCATTCCTTGAGCATAGACTTGAGCTCGTGGTGGTCGCTTTCAAGACGGAACACCCGCCCCTTGAGCTTCGCTACCTCTGAGTTCAGGCTGACCCACACTCCGATGGCGGTCAATATAGATGGAACAAGCGTAACAAGTGCCTCGGTCATAGCAGGACTTTTGTATAAATTTTCACACCCTTGACTTCAATCTCTGCGAGGTAGATACCGCGGGCGGGGTTTGCCACCCTGCGCCCGGCCATATCGACGAGGATGGGACGGAGCCCCGCTTCTTCGAGTTGCTTGAGCGTAGGCGGTGCCAGCTCATTGCCTTCGCAGTCCGTGCCATACACCATCAGAAAGCTCGCGAAGTCCGTGATGTCTACGTCCGCGTCGCCGTCCATGTCGCACGTACACTCCCCCTCCTTACCTATCTCGCTACAGATAGCGAGGAAGTCTTCGAGCTGAATAACACCGTCCCCATTGAAGTCACCCATACAGGCAACGCCGGGCTCTTCGATGGCGTCGAGGTAGTATTGATCTACGCAATAGTCGTAGATGCGTTCGGAGCTTGAGCCGTGAGGCCATCCCCAGTCCCAGTCTACGGGCTCCTCACCGAGGAAGTTCCACTCCCCATTGGGGCCGTAGGCTGAACGATGGTAAGAGTACAAGGTGTCGGTTTCCGCGCCGCGCTCCACGTAGAAGTCGACACCGCAAACGATGTCTTCGTATTCGGAGTTATAGGTTCCTTGTGTCGTGGCGTATCCTGCGTGGCGGAAGAACCCGTTATAGCACCCCTCAATCAAACAAAACTCGTCGTGAGTAAAGAGCGGTTCATCGGTCATGCCGTCGGTGAAGCTGTCGTAGGTGTCGTCATTGCCCCAGCTACCACCACGGGCGTAGTATAGGGTGCCCGAAGCCCCCGAGCCGAGCATCCCTTCTCGATACACTTTCCATTGCTCCGACTCAGGCCAGTAGTCGTGCTGAATATCGATGTTCAGGACGGCGTGCGGCTTAGGCTCGTGGGCGAATGTGTTGACGTTGTTGTCGGGGTTGTTATCTCCTACAAGGAAGATAGAAGCCTCGCCTGCATACTCTCCAAAAAAATCGCCTTGCAAGGGCGGGCCTGTGATTGCCGCGATGGTTTGAGAGGGGATGTCCACCAAAGTATCCCACAGCTGCCCGTTCATAAATACGGAGAGGCTTACCCCTTCCGCGTCGATGTTCGTGTAGTTGCTCAACCGCACCGTAGGCGTGTAGTCCTCGTCGCACCTGTTGGTATTGTCGATAGACAGCACACCCACGTCCAAGAGGTCGGGGTCGGAACAGAGACCCGACTGCCATACCGAATTACGGCCTCCGTTGACGAGCATCATGTGCATACGCTCCACCTGTCCCGGCGTGAAGTGATCGCGGCAGTAGTGCTGCGTGTAGTCCATGTGGTTCGTGTAGTCGGCGGAAGAGCAATACGGCGACTCGCAGTTGAGGTTGGCCGAGGTAGGTGGGGTGTCGCATACGAAGTCCCCTTGCGCTTGGCAGTCCGCTTCGGTCTGATTGCACTGGCTGTTACGGAAAGTATGGTACAGGCCGCAGTAGTGCCCCAGCTCGTGGGTGATGACGCTGCTGTTTAGCCAGTCCGCTTTCATGTAGACCCCATCCCAAGTGATATTGGAGGTGTTGTTGTTGACCCACGAGAAGCCAGCGATACCACTACCCACACTTGAGAAGACGTAGATATTGCATACGTCCGTGGCCGGAGTCCCTGCCATGTCGTTCGCCTGCATCGCTTGGTAGTAGAGAGGGTTGTCGTAGATAGGATGCTCCGTCTCTAGGGTGTCGTGCTCGTTGTAGAAGTTCGTCTGGTGGCGGCACGGGATGATGTTCGTCCCAACCATATGCTCCTGAAGGATAGCAAAAGCCTCCTCTACCTGCTCAGGTGTGGAGGCTCCATCGAAGACGTGGAAGGCAATAGGCAGGTACTTCGTAAAGTTGTCGGACTCGCGGTTTCCGTTGGTGCGGAAGGCGAGCCAGTTCTCAAAGTCGTGGTCTACGTGGGAACACTCTTCCCCGCAAGTCTGACCCCATGCGGTGGCGTTAAAGAGAACAAGCAAAAAGGTTACAAGGTGCTTCATTTTTTGGGCTTTTTGTCTTTGGGTTTGTTGGTTTGAAGCCACGTCTTCAGCAGCTCAACGTTCTCCTCACGAGTCATCGGAAGAGCTTACGTGCGAGGTCAGGGTCGAAGCCCTCGTTACCGATGCTGATGGTCATCCCGTTTTGGTAATACACGTTGTATTCCGGGAACATATCAGGCGACGTGTTCGAGGTGTACTCCGGGAAGAGGCTTTGGTTGTAACAGAGGTATTCGACAAGGCGCGAGGTATAGAACTGGGCGTTCTGCCGTGCGTTCTCAATCTCTCGGTGTAGGTCGTCAGGGCTGATGGGTGCGGTCGCGTCAGAGGTGCGAATGACCAACCCTCCGTTGTCGAGCTTCACGTACAAGTTCGGGAGCAGCTCCACCATAGTCCACCACACCGTCACCTTCCTCACGTATCCGTCGAGCAAGGCTTCATATACGCCCGTCAAGGTGCCTGCGCTGACGTCGGCCTTGAGCTTGTTGAGTAGATCCGTCCCGAGATACTGCTGGAGGTATTTGTCCTGTGCCAAGATGATGGCCGGAACCATCACCGCGTCCTCCACCCCGCCGTTGAGCTGGGTGATACGCTTCATATAGTCGGGGTTGACGAAGAGAACTTCTGCTTGTAGTGCCATTATCGAGGTGTTGTCCAGTTTTTAGGTTCCAAAAATCCGCGATTCACTTGGTCGCGGGTGCGCTTAGCTACGCGTGCATCATTCTGCTCAAGAGGTTCGAGGCCCGCTTCGCGAATAATCTGCCGAGCGCGGTTCACGCTCACGCGTTTGTTGTTCTTGCGGAGGTAGGTGCGACGCTCCCAGAAGTGCTGACAGCTTCCACCACCCTTGTAGAGGAACAGGTCGTAGGTGTCGGCTCCGTTAGGCCCCCATCCGGGGTTTACAGCACGATCGGAAGCGAACTGAATATCCTCCTTTCTCCACACCCGGTCGCCTGCGCTGACCATGCGAGAACAGAAGTCGCGCGATTCGTTGCCGTTGATGCCCGTCTTCTTGGGCATATAGGCGTACCGCACCTTCACGAGATCGTTGTCCTGCTCGCTCTTGGCTTGTGGCTTACCCGAGGGCACCGTGGCAAACGTCCACATAGCGTCCTGTACGGCTTCGGTTTCGTAGTCCACCTTTCGAGCGTCGATGAGTTCCCACTCGTCGTCCAATTCCTCGCCCATCTCAATCAAAAAGTCACACGCGAGGTTGAGGTCTACCACCTCGCTCATAGCCACCTCCTCTGGTTTGGGCAATGCTTGAGGCTGCTCGCCTACAAACAAACCCTCTGCCGTGGTGCGGTCGAAGCCAAGCATAGCCACAAGAATCTGAATAGCCTGTGGCCCTGTGAGCTCTCCCGTACCCACCTTCGAGATGATGTCCACGGCGGAGGAGATTTGGATACCCGTATAGGACACCTCGACGTTCGCCTCTTCTGCCTCGGGCTTGTAAAGGGTGATAGTGCTCGAAGCACCTGCCGCGTTGAAGATGCTCTGGAGGGCATTGGTCACGACCATTTGGTAAGGCTCAATGACCTCGCTGGAGAAGATTTCCTCTGCCGTCTTGAGTTCCATACCTCCACCCAGCTTGCCGGGAGCCATCACCCCAAACATCATAGGAGAGGTCACACGGTGCCCGACCATAATCTTTCCTACTACCTCCTCGCTGAGGAACTGATACTGGTTGTGTGCGTCGGAGAGGGGGAACGGCTCGAAGTCGGGTTTGCGTTCGGGAGAGTCGGAGTACGTGACGATGAACTTACCCGCATTGGTAGCCCCTGCGAGTTGGCGTTCGATGTCGTTCCGAATCTTAAAACGCTCCTCCTGACTCGGCACCCCGTTCTTGAAGTGGATGGAGAAGGAAGGAGCGAGGCCGTTCTTGATATTGTTGATGTGGTACTTGCCGATTTCCTTGTCGAGCTCGATATAATCAATCGAGCCGATGTAGTCGGGCTTCGGGTAGTAGTAAGAACCCGGAGAGAACGGCTTGATGTAAAGGATTTGTACCGGATGCTCGACGGCCTTTTCAGGGTTGAATCCACAAACCATCTCCGGCTCGCACTGCTTATCCGACCAATCCTTGGAATAGTAGTAGTAGTTGACCTTCTCGTCTTCGTCTACCTCCCCCGAGCGGATGTTCTCGAAGGGGCAGTGACGTACCTTCGAGATGGTGGTGCGGTCGATGGAGTACACCACCTCAAGAGCGAAGCCGCCCTGAATCTTCAGGTCGAGGCAAGCCTTTCGTACTTCGTCTTGCAGTCCCCACTCCTCAATCTTGAGGCGAGCTTCCAACGTGTTGGCCTGCACCCCGTCGCCGTAAATCATATAAGCGATAGAAGTACACAGGGCGTTATGCGTCGCGCTCGACTTGTAGAGGTCGATGAGATACTGCGGGAAGAGGTTGTCGTCCCCGTATTGAACATAGCCATCGTTAGAGGGCCTCTCCTCGTAGGAGCGTTCTTGGTATTCTTTGAGTTTGAGGAGTTCCATTACTCGTAATATATCACGTTATCGGGAATTGAGACGGCGGGGATAGTCCATGCGGGCTCGTCAGAAACCCTGCACGGCCCCACCTCGCAGATACCTACCACGCTTGCGTCGGCTGGATCTAAATTGGTGGGGGAGTTCTGCCCCCAAATCTTGTAGGTATAAAGGCCGCTTTCGGTGATGAGCACGGCGTTCAAGGTATCGCTATTTGTCGGAAGGTCAAACTGCGTATATCGCTCGTTATCGTAAGTCAGGACAGGGACGGCGTAGTGCTTTTCCTGCGTGGCTTGATTGGTCAGTTCGAGCAGATAGTCCGTAAACGCAGACAAGAACTTGCGCGCCTCAAAGGGCGTCACGTTGACCGTGTTGGTCGCGCTATTTGGGAGGAGGTGAATCATGTTTCAAAATAAAGGGGAGAGCATATGCCCTCCCCCTCCTTGTAACGATTGAACGGTGAACGCTTACGTCGTAGGCGTGAGAGTCAAGTTCGCGTCGGTCGTGTCGAGGAATGGAGCAGGGATACCTTCCTCTGCTGTGAACTCCAACGTGTAACCAGCAAGGTCGCCGATGGCGGTGCCCGTCGTCAAGGTTCCCCCTGACAACTCAGCTCCGCGCGTGTGACCAATCACGAAGTAGTTGTCGTTGTTGTCTTGGACGATGATAGCCAGACGGCCCTTCGCCAAGTTGGTCAACTCCACCACGTCGGCCACGACGGGCTTATTCAAGACGAGAGAGAGCGTCTGCGTGTAGAAGATAGATCCGTTCTCGATGCTTGAGTTGACGGTCTGCGTGAACGAAGACGAATTCTTAGGAGACACGTAGTCCTTCGCCGTGGTAGCGGCAGAGGCTACGACATCACCGACGTTGGCGTCGTATGTCCACAGGCCATCAGTAAAGGCACTTGTTACGATCCACACGTTCTTCACCCCTCCGAGGGCATCGCGGCACGGGAGCGAGCGTCCAGTAAGTGTAAGGCTACAAGCCATGATATAGGGGTTTTATGAGAATGGGGGGGAGCCGAAGCCCCCCCTTATCTCGGTGGTCAATTAGGCTGGAATCTCTTGGCGCCAAACAGCGAGGCCATCAAGGTCTACAACTTGGCAACCGCCAGAGAACTGCATGATGACACGCGTCACGTCGTCACCTGTCACCTCGCGGAGGTTCAAGATAGAAGCGTTGATGTGGTCGGTCAAGAGGTCAGTACCGAAGTAGAGGTTGTCGACCTTGCTCAGAAGGATGCAATCGTTAGGGAAGCCCGCGGGCGTAACGATATCGTACCCAGCGTAGCGAGAGACAAGACCATCATTCAAGAACTGGAGCTGGTTGCTTCCTGCAACTGCACGGTAGTACAGGTTCGCAGAAGCGCGGCTCATGAAAATCTTGGTGTTTGGGTCTCCAATAATTGTAGAAGGTGCTCCTTCAGCTCCGGAGGTCACAGCCGTCAAAGCTGTCAAGATGCCCACCGCGGACGCTCCGTCAGCAACAGCCAAAGGATTTGCGCTTACTGTCTCGCGGTCGGGTGCGCCGGCCACAATTTGCTGGATAATACCCGTGAAAGAAGCGTAGGGGGCAGCTTCGCCCAAGTCCTTCTGCCACTTACCAGCCCAGATGTTGTGCTCGACGCTCTCAGCGGTCTTGGCGGCCACGTACTGAGCCACGAAGGTCGTGAAGTCAGCAGGAGCAGAAGAGTTTTGGCCGCGCATCAAAGTACCTTCCCACGTAGCGCGGAGGTCTTCGTTGCACACCTGCTCGTTGATTTTCAGAGCGTCTACCGCGAGGACAGCTTCGCCCAAAGTCAACTGACCAGAGGTAGGAGCAGTGAAGGCGCAGTCGTCGTTCGCTTGGATAGCGACGCCGGAGAACTTCCGGAGGACTGCTTTAGAGTGGACATTTTCGCGGACGGTGATGTAACCGTTGGCGATGGTGTCGGCTGACAGGACAGCAGCAGCCACGTAAGGACGTGCCGCTTCTCCCGTGTAAGTACCGACGGCAACTGTTGCGTTAGCCATTACTTAGAGAAATTTTGGAGGAGAGCAGACACGCGCTCCTGAGTTGATAGATTCTTGAGGTTGATAGGCTCACGCTTCTGCGTGGGAGCCTGATGCTTGAGGCCCGCGTCGGCGGCCTGCTTCTTGATAGCTTCGAGTTCAGCTTTGACGGCGGCCAGCTCTACGGCTGCCTCGTCTTCTTTTTCCTCTTTCACCTCTTCCACCTTCTCGGCTTGGGGGGCTTCAGGGTTGACGGCTGACATCTCTTCTTTGTCCTTGTTCATAGACTCCAAAGCTGCCGAGATCATCTCTTCGACTTCTGCCTTGGTCATGTACTGGGGCTCGTCTTCGGCTTCCACCTCGACTTCGACTTCGAGCTCTTCGGTGGTTTCCTCTGAGGCTTCCACCTCTTGGACTTCCTCCACCACCTCTTCGGCTTCGCCTACTGAAGTGATGACTCCACCTTCGCCCACGACGATGGTGCCGCCGTCAGCGAGAGGGTAATCGCCGGGAGGCAATGGGATGCTCTCACCTTCGTCGTTGATGATGTACGCTTCTGCGCCTTCAGCAAACGCCTCAGCGTCCGTGTAGATGACCGTGCCGTTTTCGAGGGCGGCCTCTGCGAGTTCGGTGCCCTTCTGCTCGCTCACCGTCAGCTTGACGTTGAAACGATTGAAGACTTCCTGCACCCTTTCTTGAATGTTCATGAAGTGGTTTTTTTGTATAAGAAACTCAAGGGGTCAATCCTCAAGTGAGTCGAGTTCTTTTTTTATTGCTGACCACAATTCCTCCTTGATCTTGGACTCTGCCCACCGCAAGCCAGCCTTGCCACCCCATAGCAGATAGGAGATAGTGCCGCAAGCACTCATGTCTGATTCGTCGTAGTCTTCCTCCGCTCGTGAGAGATAGGAGGCCATGCGCTTCACAGTCTCAAGAGAGACGGGTTCGCCTTGTGCAAGCTGTTGAGCTCTCACCTTGCCCGTCTGGGTAGCGCACTTGTTCCCGTTCTTCTCGTTCAGGTCGATACCTTTCTGCGCGTTATTCTTGACGGCTTCGGGATAGTCGGAGTAAGACTCCATGACTACCCGCTTTCCGCTCTTCGTACGTCCGTCAGCTTTGACAATGGCACGCGTGAGCTCGGCGAGCATCTCGTCGTCTTGGTTCTTCTTGAGCTTGTCGGCGAAGTATCCCTCAATGGAGAAGCCCTTGACCTTGCCTTCCTTGACCCACTCCTGCCAGATAGCTTCGTTGTCTACCTTGACAGCTACCATCCACGTACCTACGGGGACGTCCAACCCGTACACGGCGGACTTATCCTTCTGCTTGTCCTCTACCATCCACGACTCTACCACGGTGAGCCCGTTGATGGTGTGCTCGTGTTCGAGGGTGTGGTTGGCTTGGTTGCCGTGCTTGAGGTATAGCTCCGCCGCACGACGTACCGTGCTCTTGGAGAAGTAGACGTAGAACTCGTCCTCTCCGTTCTTGCGGTAGATAGGCTTGTCAGGTACAAGGGCGGGGCCGATGAGGATACGCTTGTCTGCGTCGGCCTCAGCAAATTGCACACGCGCCTCCTTTAGGGCGATGAAGTCGAGCTCGATGGCTGGACGATCTACGAGGGAGATAGCGTCGATGCCGTACATCTCGGCGTCCTCGTCGATGATTAGTTCTACGATTCTCATAGTGTTGCTTGGTCTTGGATTTTCTGATTTGCTTGCTGGGCGTTGCTCACGTTCTCCGCGAGTACATACGCTTGAATGGGTTGTGACTGCCCTGCCCCTTGTCCAAGGAAAGAGAGGTCGAGGGTAGGGGCCGTTGGTGCTTGCTGGGCTCCGCTCGCAGGAGAAGACCCCGCCGAAGAATAGCCTGCACCACCACCCCCTGCGCTTGCGCTTTGGTATTGTTGGCTTTGAATCTGCTTGACGTTAGCCAGACCCGCAGCGGTAGCAGCGGCAGCAGCAGCGGCACCGAGACCCGGCCCCACTACGGGGATACCTGCAAGCGATTTAAACGCCTGCACCGCACTCTCGTAGGTGGAGATGAGGGCTTGGGCCGTCTGTATCTTTTTAGACCTTTCAAAGCCTTTCTTCTGCTGCTCTTCCGACTCACCCACGAAGGCTTGGTTCAAAGCCGCGAGAGCATCGAGAGAAGATTTCGCCACGCTCAAACGGGCAGCGGCGATAGCCTCCGCGTTGGCCTTCTCTTTCTCGGCGGCCTCCTTATCTGCCCTGTCCTGAATCTCGGCAAGGTCTGCGTTCAGTTGTTCGGTGGCCGTTTTGATAAGTCCTTCATCATCGCCAGCCATAGATATCCGGCGATCGTACTGCTGCATGGCCGCAAGCTCCTCTCTCTCTTGGGCCGAAAGCGTCAGGGCGTAGAGCTCGTCTTCGAGTTCTTGTTGAGCGGCTATGGTCTGATCTGCGGCGTCACGCGATGCCTGCGCTTTTTCCGCTTCTTGTGCGATGAGCTCTTGGTTGAGCGCGTAGAGTTTGTTTTGTAGTTCCGTCTGGATAGTCGAGCTCGCTTGGGCGGCGGCGGCAGCGGCAATCTCTGCTTCTGCCACGGCTTGCAAACGCTCTTCGGTCTCACCTTGTAGCTCTAGCTCCTGCCGTAAAAGGGCGGCGGTCTCGTTTGCTATAGCCACGTTCTCGTCTGCAAACTTCTTGTTCAATTCGGCAGCGCGTGTAGCGGCTACTATACGTTCCTCGATTGAAATCCTCTGGTCGTCGCTCTGCCTCTTCAGTTCCTCTACCTCTGCGGCCCCTTGTGCCGTGGCAACGTTCAGTTCTCTTTGCCTGTCCGTCAAGGCTTGCATACGCTTCTCCAAGGCGACGGCTCCTTGGACTTGATCGGTAACGGTAGCGACGAACTCGTCCTTAAATTCGATGACAGCCTCTACCGCGTCCGCCACTTTGTCCGTGACGTTCTCCACTCCGAGAACGACTTGACCCATCGCATCGGCGGCAATCTTTCCGGCCTCGGCAAAGTTCCCGCTGAAGGCCGCTTTTATAGCATCGCGCAAACGCGGGAACAGCTTGAGCAAACCCTCGATGCGCGTTTCGATGTTTTCTTGAATCGCGTTCTTGAGGTCGATGACCGCCTGCTTGGGGTCGCTGAAGGCGGCGAAGAGCTGCTCTACCAACGGCCCTGTGAGGTCGATGATAGTATCAATAACAGCCCCGATACCTGCCATCGCTAACCCAAGGGTGTCGGCTACCTTCTTGTTTTCGAGGAAGGCTTCCACGATAGGCGTGAGGACTTTGGTCACCAAACCGATGAGACCCGTTGCGGCAATGGCAGCCCCCACAAGTTTGAAAGCATCGGCACCCGCCTTGCCCGCCTTCTTGAGAAGGCCGCCCGACTTCTTCGCCTTTTTACCTATATCCTCTGTGGAGTCGGCGGCATCTTGTGCCGCGTCTGCCACATCCTCCATACTCTTCTGAAGCTGACCAGTGGCCTTGATTACTTCGCCTGTCTTGGCATCGAATTCGAGTACGACGGTCTGTGTAGTTACAGCCATGAGAGCACGGTTTTAAGGAGAAAGACACAGACCCCAAAGAAGGCCGCGAGGTATCCCAGCGCGAGGGTGTAGTCCAAAGGCACAAGCCACCACGGAAGCGGGGCTTTGACCTTGTAAGCCTGTAAGAGGTCGATGCCTCTCATGATATGCTGGGGGTCTTTCATTGGGGTTGGGTTGTTTGGTTTTTGGGTTTACAGATACCCATAGGAGACGTGCCTCCCGGCACACCGACGGGAATGGTGACCCAGTCGTAGCCGTACAGCTTGCAGCACTCCTCCGACCCGAAGTCAGGAGACCCCGAGCTTGAAGAGTTGAAGAGGATGAAGTTGTAGCGATCGTCGTACCCTGTGGGTGTGTCGGCACATACAGCCACGTCGGAGAGCTCCTTGATGAGTTCCACTTGGCATACCCCCTCCACGTTGGCGTCATAGGACAGCTTCAGAACCCTCCAATACGAGTCACGTATGTAGATGCGGTCGGAAAACTCAAAGGCGGCGAGGACGCCCTTCGAAAGCCTCATGGTGCACTTCATGATACGGGCCTCCTCGGAGTAGAGTTCGTTGACGTACTGCGCCCAATATTGAAAGTATAGGGTGCGCCACGGAGAAAGGTCAACGGGGATGAAGGGCTGCTCGGAGCCGAAGTTCAAGTCCTTGTCTCCGATGTCGGCGTAGTCGGTGGAGTAGTTGGAGAAAGAAGGGAAGAGTGAGGAGGCAGCCGTGGTAACTCCCAAGTCCGTGCGGGTGTACCAGTTGCCAAACCTCTCCGAGAGGCCGTGCCAATACGCAATCATAGGAAGCGGGTCTTTGACTCCCGTCCCGTCAGATAGCAGGCTGCGGTGTATAGCAAAGGAAGAGCCGGGGATGACCGAGGTCATATACTGCCCGAAGGTTGTCTCTACCGTTTGCTCGCCCGTAGCGAAGTCGTTGCCGGGATCCGTCACCTCGTAATCTCCATAGACCCTGCCGAGGGACTTTTGGATGGTGTCCGAGATAAAGTCGGTGCCCGCCTGATACGTCCACTTGTACTCCTTCTTCTGGAGGTCGGCGGTAGGCTGGATGGTCACATCCTTTGAGTAGTCCACCTTGTCGCTCCAGTCCTTCGTGGTGCCTGTGGAGGTGTAGTCGGTGAAGGGCTCGATGAGCAGGTGGTTGGGCTTGTTCTTGTCGGGGACGAAGACGAGGTTGAACATGCGCTGCAAGCCGAGGACGAAATCGATTTGCTTCATCTTGGGCATATTGAGAGCCATGTCTACGTCCATGCCGCTCAGGGCTTGGCTTGTAGCAAAGACCTCAAAGGAGGTAGTCCACACGTTGCCAATACCCCCCGTGCTCGTCGCAGGACTGAGCGCATAGATGCGTGCTGCCGAGCCCGAGGTCTCGTACCACACTTCGAGGTAGTCGCCGCTTTCCAGAAGGATGGCGTCAGGCCCATCGAAGACGTGCAGACGAAATCGAGATGAAACATAGGTGAGCTGATCGTCGACCAAGGTCTCCAAGAGAGAGCCGTTTTTGTATAGGTAGATTTTGACCTGCACACTTCCCGCCGCCGCCCGACCATAGACCGTGTTTACCTTGACGCTATAATACCCTGAATAGGGTGCCGTATAGCGGTGGCCTACACCTCCACCTGTGGCGTTGACCCAGTTGTCTTCGGGGTCTTTGCCTCCTGCAATAGTATCGTAGATGAGCATCTTGCGGAGCGTCTGCGCTCCACTGATGTCGGCGGTGATACCCGCTGCCATCGTGTTGTCCAAGAAGTCGACACTGCTCAAGGTCTGGTTGCCGTTGTAGGCGGGCAGGTACATGGCGGAGAAGTTGCCCGCGCCCGTCGTATTCAGAAAGGTGCTTTCGTAGGTGAATCCCGCCTCGTCCATGATGGTGTCCAATAACCCTTTGACTTGGATATAGGGCGTCAATTCGCCTTGCCATATCCCGTCCTGTGCCGTCCAAGGCGGGTTGTCGGGGAAGCTCCAGTTGAAGCCCTTGTCGAGTAGGCCGTATCGGATAGTGCCATCGAAGGGGTACGGGCTGACGCTACCCCACGAGTCCTGAATGTTCCCCAAGTTGAGCTCATGGTCGGCAGTCGAGAGGTCGAGGTCTGAAAGCATCCCGTCTCCGATAGCCGATTTTAGATCTACGGCACCACCAAAAAACACGAGTTCGATGTCGGCGTACTTCTCCTTTTGGAGGTAGACCTGCTTCACCTGACAGAACCCCCGAGCGATGGGGATGGTGTTGTCTACGAGCTCGGCCGGGATACGCGTCTTAAGGTTGATACCTACCGCCGTAGTAGAGGGCACCTGCCCCAAGATATCGAGGTTGTTCTGCGTCGCAGGGATACGGAACGTCTGCGAGAAGCTCCCCGCCGTCGCGTTGATATTTTGGATGTCGGTAAACTGGAGCGTAAGGTTTACGCTCTCGTCTTGGTAGAGGTCGACGAGCGACCCGTTGAGGTATACCCTTAGCATCGGATGTCTTGTGCGAGTTCAATTTGGAACGATACGTCGAACGTCTTGCTCGTCGCAGGGATAACCTGGTATGTGTTGGTGACGATGTTGCAAGGAAGCCAGTCGCCCGACCCCACCCGAAACATGACATTCTTAGAACGGAAGGCGTACTGCAAGAGGTCGCGCTCCTCAGCCGTGAAGAGCTGGTTGCGTAGCTGGTACGACTCCTTGCCCGTCTTGTGGTAGGGTGTGGCTTGACGGTCCCACGCGTTAAAGTCGAAACTCACGCTCTTGCGGTAGTCCTTGCTTTCGGTGGCGAGCGTCTTGAGGTTGCGGCCATCGAAGCGTAGGTAGTCGTATGCCCCCACGGTGTTGGCCCACGCCAGCTGTACGGGATCGTGCTTGATAGGTCGGCAGTCGCGGTTGATGACAAGAGTGCGCGACATCTTCGTCCCCCCCGTCGAACCGCTGTTGGTGGCATAGATACGCAGCTCGTCCCAGTCGTCGTCCCATGTACTTGCGAAGATGACACGCCGCAAGTTGTAAGGGCCGATGGGGAAGATGTAGTAGTTCTCGTCGAGGTTGGCTTTGGCTGTCACCGCATAAGTCACTTGTTGCACGATGGTCCCGTCCTTGTATAGGTTGAACTCAATACCTGCCCAAGTGCTCGCCGTGCCCAAGTTGGTGGTGTGGCAGATGACACCGACACCTTCGTCCTCGTCGGCCATGGTCATAGTGATGTTTTGGCCGGATAGGTTTCTATCCGTGAGCCACGACTTGGAGGTGCTGCTGGTGGGGTAGTATGCCGCAAAGCTCGGGTGTAGTCCCTCAGAGATTTGTTGTGCCCCTCCAAGGAGGTATACTGCGGCGGTGTCGTCGTCGGTTCCCAATGCGCTCCCCGTGTAGTCCTGCACTCCGACGGTGTACTTGCGCAGGGCCTTTTGGTTGGGGTAGTTTAGGGACTGCGTTTTGGTGTGCACCACCTCCTCCGTGCCGATGGTGGTCGATGTGTTGGGAGCTGCGACGCGGCCCTCGGCAATGTCAGAAAGGTCGAAGTATCCCTCGTCGTCAGCGTTGGCTGTGATATAAAACGTCCCAATGACTGACCCTGCTGTGGCGTCGTTGCTTTCATATACACGCACCGCAAATCGAAAGCCAGCGGTCACCGTGGTTGTGGTGCTGAACTTGAAGATAAGGGGCTGCCCAGCGGGACGCAGGAGGTCGGGAGCGGAGTCGATGGTGGAGGCCATTACTTGGGTTTAATGGTGATGTTGCCAGAGGTGAAGGACAAGGACTTGAGCAGGTCTTGGGCGAGGGCTTCGCCGAGCTCGTCGCGGTATTGGGGTACGATGCTTTCGAGGGCTACCGAGTAGTAGCGCAGCCCTACTATACCCTTGCGCTTGATAGATCGGGCGATGAGGAAGGCGGCACTCTTGAGCCTGCTCTCGGTCTGCTTGATGAACTTGCCGTCCTTGTCGCGTAGGCGTACAGGCTTGGCCCGCATCCATTCAATGATAGGCCCGGAGGGTGGTTGCTTGGAGCGGAAGGAATAGGGCGCGTTCTGGTTCTTGCGTGTCCCGTTGACGCCCCAGTGGATGAACGCCGCATAAGGCAGGGGAGAGCCAAAAGAGACCCTCCCCCCCTTGAGAGAATAGGTAAGGGACTTTTGAAGGCTACGCGAAGCCACCCCGTAGGAGCGGTTCTTGCCAATCTTACGCGAGCCGAGCTCACGCTTGGCTGCGTTGTTGACGTCTTCGGCAAACCTGCCGAGCACCTTCTCAAAGTCCGTCAGGTTCATTTGCTTTTACCGAGGATGATGGCTTGCAAGATGCGCTTTACCAAGTCGACGAAATTGTCGTCTTTCTCGGTTTCGGTGAGTGCCGTGATCGTGCCAGCGGCGGCGATTACAGCGAGGGCGATTTCAGCCCAGTTTTCAAAAATAAAGTCCATTATTTGGAAGGATTAAGGTTTGCGATTTGTGCTTCAAGAGCTTCAATTGCCTCGCACAGCTCGTTGATGGCTACTGCAAAGTCGTAGGCGGTAAAATACTCGCCTTCGAGTTGTTCGGGAGTGAATTTTGTGTGCATTAGTTGAATGTGAAACAGACGTTGAACGTAATGTAAAAGGGCACTCCTCCACTCACGTTTCTGAAACCGAACCCTATCTCGTCGCCCGCAGAAAACGTCCAAGTAGTAGGGCTGTAGTTTGAGGTGTGATTTGAGCCCGTCGGCGAAAGTTGTTTGTAGTTGTACTGCGTTCCGTCCGCTTGGTTGTTGGGAGGGGTTTGCGGGTTGACGTTGATGCCGAATTCTATCTGACAATTTCCCTGCACGTGCATACTGAAATTGTTGAAACTTCCATCCGCTGGCATATGATAGATCTGGTAGTGCTGCCAGTTGCCTGACGTGCGAACGTTATTCGCATAAGGCAGATAGAGCCCGTACCATTGTTGCGTTGAGCTTGTAGTGAAGCCTGTAATCATAAAATTACCGCCCGCACTACCACCACCTCCTCCACCTCCGCCCGAGGCGCTCAATGTCGTCCCGCTCATCGTGAGGTTGGTTCCAATGGTGGCGTACGTGAGCTTGCTGTCGGAGTCGTCCCAAAAGACGAGCTTATCGGAGCCAGCGTCAAACGCGCCTAACGATTGCCCTGCCGCCATCTTGAGCACGTCTGAAGCCGTAGCTCCTACTGTTGCGTCCGTTGAGTTATCCGTTCCTGCGGGGTCGACGTTCAACACGCTCTGCATCTCCGCTTGGGTGATGCCTGAAGCCAGGACGGGAGTGCCTCCGTTGTCCTCGACGGCTGGGCTGGCAGGCAGGTCTACGTTGACCCACTGACCGAGACTCGAATTGTACGCAAGGACTTGATTGCTTACGAGGCTGCTGAGGGTTACGTCGTCGAGGTTCTGCACGTCAATACCCGAATTACCCACCGCGTTGAAGGCGGTTTGTAAGGCCGTAATCGTAGCCGCCTGAGTAGCCCCAAGAGGGAGTCCCGTTCCCGCATCCACATAGTCACCAAACGGGATTCCCTTGGCGATGATACGACCCAAGGTGCGCTCCGTGATAGTAACGCCAGTGGTCAGGTATGCCGACGCTGTAAGGTATCCATTGAGGGGGTAGTAATCGTTTCCAACCTTGATGGCGTTGGCAAAGCTCGTGTCTATCCTAATCATGTAAACGTAATTTCAAAGTCGATGCAACGAGCCGTACCTGCGGAGTAGAAGCTGGCCGCTTCAAGGAAGATATCTACTGTCGGGTGAGAGCCTACCGTAATCGTGCTGCTCACTACGACCTCGGTTTCAACGTCGACGGGTAGCGATACAGAAAGCTGGTTTGAGGTATTTGACGTGTCGGCGAAGACGGGTGAGTTCGAGAAAAACGCCCTCAAACGGACGTCAATGAAGTCGTTTACCACGGCAGGAGTCACTCCGAACTTTGCCGTGAACGCGATTGACGTTCCCGTGCTCAATCCCGAAACCTGAAGCGAATTGAGGGTGGAGTTGTACAAGATGGAGAACGAACCCGCAGGGGTGACAGTAGCACCGGACGAGTACTTGACTGAATTGTACGATGTCGGATAGGTTCCTATGTCGCTTGTCGTCGTGTTTCCAGTCCAAATAACGGAGGCCACCGCACTCCCTCCCACGACTGTTTTGTTAATCCAGCCCGCTCCGTCGTAGTACAGGAGTTGACCCGCTGTGAGTGAGGTCTCCGTCACGTCTCCGAGGTCTCCGATATTCTCGACGAGGGTGGGCTTGTTCAGAATCTCGCTTACCCCCGACGTGGAGTCCCAGTCGGAGTTCACTTGTGCCGCTGGGATGGTTGGCTTGTTGAGGATTTGAGCGTCCCCTGTCGTGGCGTTCCAATCCGCGTTGACGTTAACCTCTGCCCCGGCTTCGATGCCTGTCAATTTCGTGCGCTCCGCCTCGGTGATGATTTCGCCGCTGCCTACGGAGTCGATGTCGGTGAGCGAGATGGCCGTTCCTGCTGTTGCTACCGCAGCCAGCGCCGTGGGTGTTGCCACCCCGGAGGCGTTTCCAATCCACGTTTGTCCGTCGGGGATGTTTGGGACATCGTTCGATCTTCCCGAGCCGTACACGATGCCGCTTCCTGAGGAGGCGTGGGATTTGACTACTACCCCGAGGTTCTGGATGAGGTTGGTTCCTGTCGGCTTGGTGTTGGTGTAGCCTCCTGTCGGCCCGACGTAGATGACGTCGCCCGCTGTGAAGGCGGAGGTGTCGACGTTCTCAATCAACCCCACCACGATGGCCTCCCCTTCCTCTTCGTCTTCAAGCGTCTCGTTGAGTACGAGCGTGGCGGGCATAGCTGAAGGCGTGTCGGCTCGTGCCGCGATGACCTCTACAAGCTGACCCGCAGAAACGGGAGTCACCGCGTGGACAGGAGTACCCTTTGCCAATGTCCCCCCGGAGACGTTCTTGGCCGTCACTACGATGCGCGTGGCATCGGCTACGGCTCCGCTTGTGGCTGCTGTGATACGTCCAAAGGTGTCGACTGTGATGTTGGCCGCTGTATAGCTTCCCGCCGATACTCCGCTGGTGTCAAGGCTGATGACGGGCGTAGTGCCTCCGTGCTCGAAAGTGGAGCGTCGGCCCCTACCGAAGACACAGCCCCAGCTGCAAAGTCAAGCGTGACAACTCCGTCTCCGTTGTCGGTGAGCGAGCCGTTAGGCACGTTGATGGTGGCCACCGAGA